CTTAATAATACCGGTAAGTGTTGTTGCACCAGAGCCACCGTTAGCAACAGGAAGCGTACCTGTCACTTGTGTGGTAAGATTAACGCCAGACAGCGTACCACCAAGTGTTAAACTTCCAGAACTAGTTACTGTTCCTGTAAGAGTAATTCCATTAACTGTACCAGTACCACCTACAGAAGTTACTGTACCGTTACCTGTACCAGCACCAATAGCAGTACGGAAGTCAGAATCAGATAAAGAAGAAACAGAATTATCTGCGTTAAACCTTGGGAACCTAATTGCCCCTGGGTTTGTTAAGGTAAATAAGTTAGAGCCTACTGTAGTAGCACCAAGAGTAGTACGCTGTGTAGCAGCATCAGCATCATCAAGGATAGCCCTACCAGCAGCAGTTAAAGTAGTTACAGCGTATGTATCAGATGCCGTTGTGTAAATCATTCTATCAGCAGCGGTAGTTAAACCTGCGATAGACTGTAACCCTGCATCATACGCCTGAACATTAGTACCGATTACAAGTCCCAATGTAGTTCTTTGCGTTGCAGCGTCTGCGTCATCTAACAATGCTCGTCCAGCAGCGGTGAGATCTGCCACAGCATAGGTATCAAGCGCCGTAGTGTAAATCATCTTATTTGCTGCTGTGGTTAATCCTGCAATAGACTGTAAACCAGCATCGTAAGCCTGTACCGTTACTCCAATAGCAGCAGGAGCAAGATAATCAGTACCAGCAACAGCAACAGAGATTGTACCAGATCCGTTTGCTTTAACAATACCGTTAATAGCACCAACTATAGGGTCAGTTTCAGTAAGTGTAACAGTAGCCCAAGACAAAGTACTACCATTAGTAGTTAGATATTTACCTGAGTTTCCTGTTTGTGTTGGGAAAGCACTAACAAAAGTGTAAGAGTCGTCCCAATTACTTTGCTTGGTAGTGGTTGGGATAGCATAACCAGAAGCATAAGTAACTGCTAAAGTGCCTGAAGAAGTAATAGGGCTACCAGATACACTCAGCCCTGTTGGTACTGACATAGCAACACTGGTTACAGTACCAGAACTACTTAAAGCAGTCCATGCGGTTCCGTTCCAAACATACATAGTATTGTTGGAACTATTCCAATATAAAGCACCAGTTAGTAGCGCATTACCGTCATTATCTAATGTAGGAGCAGAAGACTTAGAACCTAAATAACGATCATCAAAAGAATCATAAGATGCTGCTGCATTAGTAGCAGAGGTAGACGCAGAAGATGCCGAGGAAGCGGCATTAGAGGCTGATGTAGAGGCTGCTGAAGCAGAGTTACTAGCATTGGTAGCAGAAGTCGCTGCTGATGATGCTGACGACGAAGCAGCAGAGGCTGAAGATGCAGCGTTGGTTTCTGATGTTGCTGCTGCTGATGCTGAAGTGCTAGCATTAACAGCACTGGTAGCAGCATTACTCGCTGCTGTGGCCGCAGTAGAAGCAGAATTAGAAGCGTTAGTGGCAGACACACTAGCAGCAGATGCTGAGTTACCAGCATTAGTCTCTGCTGTTTGTGCTTGTGTTACTAACGCAGATATTAATGCTGCTTCGCTAGCAGCATCAGCTACAGCGTCTCCAGGACCGCCAGGACCGCGATAGATAGCCATTAAATCTCCTTGTTTTCTTAAATGTTCTCAACGAAAACACTTAAGAAAAGCCCCCGAAGGGGCAACCTTACACCAACTTAGCTACAACAACACTATATACAGCAGTAGCAGTCGCAGTAATGGAAGATCCACTATTGTTTACAGCGGTGATAGCAACAGTGTTAGCAGCATCAACAGTACCAGATAACGTCAAGCCATCAGCAGCAGAAGAAGCAACACCGAGAACTATGTCACCAGCAGTAACACCAGGAATAGCAATGGTATCTTGAGCATCAGCGCCATCAGCGATAGTACCAAAGTTTTTTACACCAGTGGCTACAGTGATATTAGAGAACACGCCAGGAAATTGCTGGCGAGCATTAGACTTAATTGATACAGAAGTAAGTGCCATGATAGATTCCTTTTAAGTTAAAATAGGGATGACCCTAATGAGCCATCCCTGTTATCAATCTTTATTAACTTGGAACCGCAATAGCAACTGCACTCTTATCACGCAGTTCACCAACACCGTACAGCGTATCAGCGGTGAGAAGCGTTGCAAGGTACTCTTGCTTGTATTGAGTCTGAACACGAACACCAAGTTGCTCAACCAACACAGCAAACTCAGGATGTGCCATCACAGCAATACGAGCGCCACCAGTAGCAGTAGCACAGTTGGTAGAGACATATACCTTAACACCGTATACATCACCAATCTGACCGTTGCGGATGGAGTCACCAGAGCCAACAAAGGCTTGCTCAGTAAAGCGGCTAAGACCAAGCAGAGTGTTACGAGCAACAGGAGGAATGATCATGAAACGACCATCCATCGGTACATCCTGGTCATCAAGCGTCTGAATCACTTTACGAATACCCGCATCCGTAAGCGCAGAAGCGTTGTTAGCACCAGAGGTGTACGCAGTCGTGCCATCACCACCGATAACAGCAGCGTTGTACGCAGCCGTACCGTTACCACCCTGAGCCTTAGCAGCCTGGGCAAGCACATCGGTATCAATGCGGGTCGACAGAGCATAACCAGCATCGTCCGTGTAGAAGCGACGCAGCGAAGACTGTGCCTGAACTTCCGTGATGTCCTCAATCAGACGGCTATACTCATAATGCTGGTCAATCGACACAGACAGCGAAGTGCCAGATTCAGCAATCAGAGTCACCTGTGCTTGAGCAGTCTTGCTTTTAGCAGTGGCGTTGCCACGAACAGGAGCAGGGAAGTAGACTTTATCGCCTTTCTTACCCTTGAAGTTCATCTTCTTGATGAGGTTAGCGGCAACAAGATTCTTCTTGTAAGCAGCAATGATTTCATCAGACCATACCTCTGGCACAAAGCCAGCGGTTTTAGCCTGTCCAACTAGAACGTGATCGGTTCCCATACCCATGATAATATCCTTTATGTAAAGTTAAATTTTAGTTACGCTTCAGAAAATTCTCTTCCTCGCCCGTTTAATTTTCTAATATCGTTAATTATTTGAAGTTGTTGTTCTGTATATGGCCCACGTAAATCTAATCCTCTAGACTCAATCCACTCAAGCACTTTTTGCGCTTGTTTTTGTTTTGCAACTAGTAGATCTTGTAACAAAAGAATAAATTTTAAAACTCTCGGACGACCGTCTACAGAAACATCCCATTGATACTTTCTGTTACCTTCTTTGTGCTTCCCATAACACTGATAACTAATATCTAACTTATCAAGAATCTCACAGTATTTATCTATAAGTTTTTTTGAAGTGTTAGACATTTTTACTTGAGGCACAAAAGATTTAGCTCTTTTTACAATGGTAATGCTTCCTTCACCATCAACAATACCAGCTAACCAACCAAGCTCAAATTGAGAACAATTCATCAACGGACCCTCCCGTCTCGATAGGCGCTCATAATTTCAGGTTGAAGAGCATCATAACGATCAGGGTCGGTCTGCATCAGTTTGATAATATCCGCACGACGATAAATCTTCTTAGAAGGTGCTTCGTCACTTCCTTTTGCCGTAGTAGCAGTAGCGCTCTTAAGAACTCGTTCACGGTCTTGCTTTTCAGCCTTGACTGTAGCATCAGCAACTTGCTTGCGCTCTTTCCAAACACTGAGTAACTCATCAGCGGCATCAAAGTCATAGTTATTCGCTGCTGCAAACAACTGTACTCGTACCTTAGACGACTTTACCCACTCTTGGAAAGATGTGTCACCAGCAATATCCATAAAGTCTGGATGCTTTTGCTTCAACATCGATACCGTTTCTGCGATTCGCATCTGAAGGGCAGCTTGTTCAGCTTGCTTGATCTTCGGATGGTTCTCAATTGCTTTTGATACTGCTTTTTCGGGATCAGCAAAGAAGTCAACTTCTTCGACAGGTTCCTGCGGTTGCTGTTTACTTAATGCTTGGGCCTTGATAAAGTCATCAACAATCTTGCGTAGTTCACCAACTTCAGAGCCTTGACGACCGATTAGCTTTTCAGCTTCTTGATGCATCCTGGCAATTTCTTTAAGGCTTTTACCCTTATACTTCTCAGGAACCTCATCTTCTTCTGGTGCTTCAGTGTTATTCTCAGGTACAATCTCTTGCGCCTGCTCTAACTCCTGAACTACTTCATCTGATTGCAATGCTTCTTCTTGACCTTCATCAATAAATTCAGCCATATTAATTCCTCTGAGCGTTTAGCTTTATAGAAAGAATACTATTACTACTTACGGAGATTCCTTTATCCGTGTACTTCTGACCTTCCGGTCTTTCTTTCCCACTTGATGTGAGATTCCCTGCGTTGTTCCCACTTTGCAGCGGCTCCAGGGAAGTGTCCAGTAATACCTTCTAGTGATATTACCGGTGTACTAATGATTCTGGAAGCATCATTACCGCAATGAGGGCAAGTAATAACTCTTTCAGACTCATCAATATACTTTTCTGAGGTGTGTCCTTTGACACAGGTAAACTCAAAGATCCTTCGAGCCATCTATTATCTCCTGATATACTTGCTCGGATAGTTGGTGCAAGTTCAGAATATAATCAAGAACTTCTATCTTACCTTTGGCTTTCCAGAGATCCTCAACGCTGTTGATAATATCAACTCTAGCGTATTCGTCCCTAGCCTCTTTTAAATCATCCATCAGTTCTTTCCAACCAACTGATGTACAAAGATCAAATCTATTCTCGTAATACTTTCGTAACTGTTCGTTCAAGCATTATCTCCAAGTGAGTGCTTACTAACTTAATGTTGCTATTGTACCATTTTTTTATTAACTTGTCAATACCTTTTTAAACTATTTTTATCGTTGTTTCGAAGCAATGACCTGTAGACGAGCAATATCAGCCTTGGTGTCAATATCTTTGTTCTTCAGGGCCAAGTCTGCTATCTTCATCCGACGATCAAACTCTTTGTTAGGATCAGCAGCGTCACCAAGGTACTTAGATGAGGCAGCAGCGATCTTTGCTTGTAACTCTGCTGGTGCAAGTTGAATATCAACAAGCTCTTTCTGTGCTTTTGCTTGCTTGAGTTGAACATCAGCTTGTTTATCAGCCATTTCCAGCTGTGCAGCCTGAAGTTGCATCTGCTGCATCTGTTGGTCTTGCTCTGAAGGCTGGTTTACCTGTTGTAACTGCTGAATTAGTTCTTCACGATTCTCTAAGCCACTGTTTTCAATAACAGCAGACAGGATAATCGGTGCAAGTTTAGAGTCAGGGCCGAGTGTCTTCAACAAGTTAATGAATTGTACTTGTTCAAACTCCCTTGCGATGATGCCAAGGTGACTGGTGGGGATAAATACAAAGTCTTGGACAGGATAACGCTCAGGGTCAAACTGCATATACCGATGAGCAGACTTAGTAATGAAAGGAATCAAGAATTGCTCTTGGAAGTTCACCAAAGTACGTTTAGACTTCTTGATAATAGCCATCAGAGCAGGGTTAGTA